CGAGACCCAGAGCAGCGTGTTGATCCTCTCTAGAGACCAATTCAACAGTTTGAATTGGCAATCGATGACGGCGACCTAATTCTTGCTACCAAATTCCTGGGATAAGCTGCCAAAGTTCCTGCGGCTCACGAACTAATCATGAAATTCCAGGAGAAGATTCAAGCTCTGTTTGAGAATGAGCAGGTCAAGGAGGTTGAACTGAAAATGAGGAGTTGCAAGTGTGTGCAACAATTTGGCAACCTATTACTGTAGAAACATGCCGTTGCCATGCCGATCACTGGCACTGCCGACAGATGTTCCGGTGGCCATCACAAGATTTTCCAACACTGCAGTGGAAAATATTGTATCCTATCACCACTGCCAAACCAGGAAATACCTCAGGACATGCCTGAAGAGCACGTCAAAACTGCTCAAATGATCAAGAATCTGGTGACCAAGTACAGAGTTGCAGCTGACAAGTTCCTTGAGAACCAGAAAGCGGGCAAAGATGAGTCAACCAACCAGGAGATATTCATGGGTGAAGTGCTCGAGGCGCTGGGTTATGAATAAAGCAATGTAATGTTGTTAACAATGAACCCGAGTGAGAAGAAGGTGATTTGGTCATTGGTACATTGTGCCTTTGAGACAAACAGCCTGAATTAGCTCTTGGCAATAGAGTAGCTCCTATATAGAACAGAGGTAACATAGCGACAAACAGCCTTCCCACTAGTTTGGATGCTCATGATGGACATACCACAGCAATTGCGTGTTGACGTAATTTAAATGATTAAGAAATGTCAGTGGGATTTTGTGCTACGGCCTCACAAGCTTGAGGACGGCACACTTGTGATCAAGCAGAAAGCTGACTTGAAAAATGTCCGTGCTAAGGGCGAACTGTACACCAGCGATGAGATCGAAGAAGGTAAATCTGATTTCATTCTGCGTCAACCACTCTAGGTTGCTGTGCAGTGCTAGAGAGCTGAAAACGTATGTGTAGTTCACGACTTATCATTGTGTGCGGCTAACAAGCATGCGGCAGTGAAGGACGTTCTTTTGAGCAATGGCATACAAGTCGAGTTTTACGGTATGAACATTCGCTATGACCTGACCCAGACTAATACCAATGAAATAGCTCTAATTGTCCAGAATGTAAATCTGGCTATTGCTGAAGCCGACCTGCCACCAATGAAGCTCTTGGCAATTGAAAAGTATGTTGACATCGAAACAGATGTTATCTAAAGTGGAAGGCCAGTCAAGATGACAACCAGAGTCATGGCTGACGGAAGATCATTCGCCAAGTTGGTGCCGGAGATCGCCAAAGCCTTCAAAATGCCGCAAGAAGTAGTGTTGGGTGGAACGTTCATTGCTCCAAGCACTAAGTCCGATGTGGGTGGCTTTTACTTTAGACCAAACAGCAACAGGACAGTTGACTATTTCTGTGACGCTTCAGGTCCGATAAGACTCAAGTTGGGAAGAGGTCTTGGTGGTTCGAACGCCCAAGCGACAGATCTTATGCCCAAGATATCCGTCGAAAATCAAATGCAGAGCGCCGTGCAATCTATTATGGAAGAATCGAAGATTGACAAGACTGCTGAGCAATTGGTATATGACAAGACCATATACCCCATGACGGGCCAATCTGTACCATACTCAACACCAAACAGATTCAAGACTGGCACTACTCTTGCTGAAATGGCCAGCACACTCCAGCAGTTCGTTGGATCAGACAGCGTTCTAAATGCAACCTAAGCTCAGCTTGACAATTATCAAGAGTCATTGTAATTCGTCACTGCACGAGCAGTAATCCAAGACCCTGATAACAAAATTCAGAGAGTGTCTGTAAACCCGAGATTTTTGGCTCCGACTGTTTGGTGTCATAAGCTCGCCATTGCCGA